CGTTGGTAGTATTCGTAAAGAGTTAGAAGAGGCTGTTCTTTCCTTACAGGTGATGCCATCGATGCGTTGCTTAATGACTGCTGGTGAAGCACTTAAACGTGAAAACATTGCTGGCTATAACTGTTCGTATGTTGCTGTTGATCGTATTCAAGCGTTTGACGAAATTCTTTATGTGTTAATGAATGGCACAGGTGTTGGATTCAGTGTTGAGCGACAGTATGTAAATGAACTTCCTCGCATTGCTGATGACTTCCATGAGACAGATACGACTATTGTTGTTTCTGATAGTCGCTTAGGTTGGGCAAAAGGTTTGAAAGAACTTATTGGCATGTTGTATGTTGGTCAGATGCCAAAATGGGACTTATCAAAACTTCGTCCAGCAGGTGCTCCCCTCAAAACTTTTGGTGGTCGGTCAAGTGGACCTGATCCGTTAGATAGTCTGTTTACTTTCTGTGTTGGGAAGTTTCGTGGTGCTGCTGGTCGTAAACTCTCATCACTTGAATGCCATGACATTGTTTGTAAGATTGCAGAAGTTGTAGTTGTTGGTGGCGTTCGTCGCTCCGCATTGATTAGTCTTTCAAATCTTTCTGATGACCGTATGCGTCATGCAAAATCTGGTCAGTGGTGGAACGATGAAAGTCAACGTGCATTAGCAAATAACTCTGCTTGCTATACAGAAAAACCAGACATCGGTATCTTCATGGATGAATGGAAGTCACTATATGATTCCAAGTCTGGTGAGCGTGGTATCTTCAATCGTGAAAGCGCAAATAGGATGGCTGAGATGAGCGGTCGTCGTAAAGTTGAAGACTATGAGTTTGGTACAAATCCATGCAGTGAAATTATTCTTCGTAGCCGTCAGTTCTGTAATCTATCAGAAGTTGTTGTTCGTGCATCCGACACGAAACAAACTCTTCTCAACAAAGTTCGTTTGGCTACCATTCTTGGTACATTCCAATCAACTCTTGTCAACTTCAAATATCTTTCGAAAGCATGGAAGAAGAACTGCGAAGAAGAAAGACTTCTTGGTGTTTCTCTGACAGGTATTATGGACTGTGAACTTACAAATGGTAAGAAAGGCGATTTGAAATCTTTACTTGAAGAACTCAAAGCAGAAGCAGTCAAGACAAATAAAGAAATGGCTGAAAAAATTGGTATCAATCAGAGTGTTGCTGTAACATGCGTTAAACCATCGGGTACAGTCAGTCAGTTGGTTGATGCTGCATCTGGTATTCATGCTCGTCACAATCCATATTACATTCGCACAGTTCGTGGTGATAAGAAAGATCCATTGACGAAGATGATGATTGATGCTGGTTTCCCAGTTGAAGATGATGTAATGAATCCAAGCCACACTTCTGTATTCTCTTTTCCAATGAAAGTTGAGAAAGGTGCTGTGTTTCGTACAGACATGGACGCAATCGAACAGTTAGAAATGTGGTTGACATATCAAAAGCATTGGTGTGAACATAAACCATCTGTTACAATCACTGTCAAAGAACATGAGTGGATGCAGGTTGGCGCATGGGTATATGACAACTTTGATTACATGAGTGGGATCAGTTTCTTACCATTCTCAGAGCATTCATATAAGCAAGCACCGTATCAAGATATTGAAGAAAAGCAATATGAAGAAGTGTTGAAAATGTTGCCAAAAGAAGTTGATTGGTCAAAACTTTCTGAATATGAATTGACCGATACAACTTCTGGTTCACAAGAATTAGCTTGTACTGCTGGAGTATGTGAGATTGTAGATATAACTTAAAACACGCATGGAGAAAATTAATGGAAAAAATAAAAAGAAGCATAGCGTGTAATGACTGTGGTGCTGAATATATAATTATGTATGACGATGAAGATTCTATTGAATATTGTCCAATGTGTGGTTCTGATGGTTTTGATGAAGAATACGAAGATGATGATTTTGAAAGTAATTTCATTGATGACGATTATGAATAATGTGGTATTATAACGGTGAACCATTTACCAGTGATATGATTGAAGACTACATTGGGTTCGTATATGAAATTACTGACACTCGTAATGGTATGAAGTACATCGGTAAAAAAGGTTTAATTTCAAAAAGAAAACTTCCTCCTCTCAAGGGAGCAAAGCGAAAGAGAACGAAGATTGTTGAAACTGACTGGCAAGATTATTATGGCTCAAATGAAACTGTCAAGGCATTAGTAGAAGAACTTGGTCCAGAAATATTTCATCGAGAGATTGTTAGATTGTGTAAGTCGAAAGGTGAACTAAATTATTATGAAGCACAACGGCAATTTGAAACAGACTGTCTATTGAAACCTGATGAATATTATAATGCATTTATTGGAGTTAAAATAAATCGCAGTCATCTATTGACAAAGAGTAAAACATGAGTTATAATAATTTTGACTATAAAGATCCACCACATGAAAACGAATCTTGGTATCAATTCCTTATTCGTAAATTGAGTGAAAAAAGATTAAAAAATGAAAAAAGCAACTATTGAACTATCAACATATGTTGATCTAAATGACGATGGAACATTAAATGTTTTAGTATACACTGGAAATGAAGATGAACCTTCAATTAATCATAATGTAGATTTTTATAATATGCTAAATGACTTACTTGAATCACATCTTGTTCCAGCAGATACTCCATATCTTGAAGAAGATGAATATGGAGAATTGATTGACTCACTGACTGCGTTTCAGAATAATGTAATTGAAACCGTTGCTTCTATCGTTTTAGATGCTCAGAAATATAGAAAACATATAACTACCAATAAAGATGAGGATGAAGTATATCCAGTCCGAGAAGATATACCTGCTGAACTATGGGGTAAACCTATCAACTGGAGAAAATATGATGCTTCTCGGTAAAGTTTGGGGAACAACTGAACCTCTAATTGTTACTCCGATGATTGAAGTTCATCGAATTAAAGTCAAACCACAGATGAAGTGTTCTATTCATCAACATGAACGCAAATGGAATATGTTCTATTGTGTACATGGCATCATGGAAATTCATGTTCGCAAAAATGCATATGATCTTGTTGATGTAACGACTCTTCAGCCTGGTGAATATACGTCAGTTAAACCTGGCGAGTATCATTGGTTTGAAACAAAACTGAATGATGCAGAGGTTCTTGAGATTTATTATCTTGAACCGATTACCGAAGATATCGTTCGTGAAACGGTTGGCGGGCATGCCTGATGTTTCTATAGTATGTGTGAAGTGGGGAACGTTGTACTCTGATGATTATGTTCGCATTCTGAAAGCAATGGTTGAACGTAATACAACACGAGAACATGAGTTTGTTTGCTTTTCAGATACAGAAATTGATGGCGTAGAAACGAAGATGCTACCAACTGGACTAACTGGTTGGTGGAACAAACTGGTACTTTTTGATAACAAGTATAAATTAAATGAACGAGTTGTCTATTTCGATCTTGATACTGCAATTACTGGTAATATTGATTGGCTTCTTGATTACCGTGGTGAGATCATGGGAATTGAAAACTTGGGAACTGCTAATCACAAATATGAAAATGTTCATCAATACCGTAATGTATTTCAATCTGGCGTCCTTGCTTGGAATTATAAGGCGGGGCATGACATATGGAATTGGTTTGATATCAACAAAGAACAAGCACTAAAACATTTCCGTGGTGATGGTGAGATGCTTCATGCTCTTCTCGATTCACCAGACCTTCTTCAACATCAATATCCGAATCAGTTACGCTCTTATAAGTATGAGTGTTATGAAGAAGGATTGCCAGAAGGCACATCTATTGTTTGCTTTCACGGAGAACCAAACCCACATCAAGCTATATCAGAAACAGTCTATCCATGGGGTACAGAATATAAACCTCGAGAGTGGGTAGCACAATATTGGAAACTATAATATGAAAAACATTGCGATCCTTACACCTACTCGTGCTCGTCCAGGACGTCTTGATACATTTGTCAACTCAGTATATGAAACCGCTGCTAATCCCGAAAGAGTATTTTGTTATAATTACATTGACGAAGACGACCCTCGTAGCAAAGCATATGATGATTATGCAGAAAGGCAACATGATAACTCTACAAATCTAGTTGGTGAGTCTCAGTCGGTATCATTATCATGGAATATTCTAGCAAAGTTTGCCGCTGAACATCTTGAACGACCTGCTGATATTTTGATTATGGGTAACGACGATTTAGTGTATCGTACACAAGGTTGGGACACGATTGTCGAAGAAGAATCAAATAAGTTCTCTGATGAGATTTATTGTATGTGGATGGAAGACTTGATTAATGGAGAAAAACATTGCGCCTTTCCAATCGTATCAAAGAAGTGGTATACGACAGTTGGGTATTTTACTCCTGGCGTGTTCAACTTTGGTTACAACGACACATGGGTTTTCGACGTAGCAAAAAGAGTTGGTCGGACTCACTTTATTCCAAACGCCGTAAATGAGCATATGCATTTCACTGCTGGTAAATCTAGCATGGATGATACATATGAAAGAAACCGTACTCAACAACGTGGCAATCTTTATGAAAAAGACAAAGTAATTTTTGAAGAAACGGCGAGTAAACGCCAAGAAGATGCTGATAAATTAATGGAGATTATTGATGGACAAACATGTGTATCAAGCGAAAAGTCAAAATCAACAAAGAAACCTGCAAGTAAAACAACAAAAAAATCTAGTAAACCACGAGCAAATAAAAAATCAAAAGCATAAAAATACTCGTGCAACGAAAGAAGAATTATTAGCAAAACTTAAAGCATCTCACGAAGCAAAGGTCAATGGAGGTTCTGATGAGAAATGAAGAGTGGATTAAACAAAAACACAAAGAACTTTCTATTCAAGTGGAAGCACTTGAAAAGATTCGAAATAAAGATAGACGTGCAGAAACAAAACAAAAACTCGTTGAACTGAAAAAACAAAAACTTGCATTGAAAGATATGATACATTGAACTGGGCAATATACCGCATACACTATGGATTAGATTTTCTCAAACAGTCGATTGACTCTGTTATCGATACTGTTGATAAAGTTTTTGTAATCTATTCTCTTGAACCTTGGGTAGTCAAAGATACTGTAACCTATCTTGGCGAAGAAATACCTATGCCAAAGTTACAAGAGAATGTTCCCGCATTTATGGAAAAGCATTACAGCAACAATAATAAAGTCGTGTGGTTTCGAGAAGAAGTTGGCACTCCTAAGAATCAGTTTCGTTCTTATTATGATATCTGTGTAAGAAAATACGAACAACAACCAACAAAGGTTCTGTTTATGGAACCTGATATGGTATTCTTCAAGTCTAGTGTTCAAAAGTTAATTGATCAACTTACATTTAGTGATAAGCCATGTCTTGGTACGTTACAAGTTGAACTCTGGAAAGACCATAATTGGAGAGTCCCTGAGAGGTCAAGAATTGGTCCTGTTGTATGGCAGATAGACAGAATGCCTCATTTCTCTACTCATTTTGGTCCGACATCACCAAACTTAGAATATGTTGCAAAAGATATTCGGAACTATAACTTTGGCTTCTGTTTGAATGCAACAACAATGATGTACAAACATCTTACAGCAATTAATTTTTCGGCTGAGATTGGTGACTCGATTCCTTCGCAAGAATGGTATCGTGATAAGTGGTTGACGTGGACGCCAGCAACAAGAGACATTGAAATATCAGAGAAATGGAAACATCTGATTCCAAAAGCAGATATATATACTATGCCTGAATTAATGAAAAAGCAAATGGGTTTGTCATGAGTAAAATTTTAAAAACAAAAAATATGACTGAAATTCGGTCGATTGATTTACCAGAAGATGGTGGTACTGTTACTCTATATCAAAATAATGATGAGTTAATTATTCATCGATATGCTGCTCGTGGTAAGGTAGAAAACTGGGTATCAAATTATGAACTCATTAACGAAGATAATGAGTCATCATTACATCCGATAGATACCGAATATGGTAATAAGATTCTCAATCGTATTGAAGCAGGTGAAAATTACTCAAACGTTTTTATCTTCTACACCGACGAAGCAATTGAATCTGTATTGCCAACCGAGAAAAGTTTAGAAGAGCATACCTACACGTCAACAGGCATCAAGTTCTGGCGTCATTCAGAAGCGATGTTTAACTATAAGAACGGTGGTCCTAATACTGTCATCTCAACTCACATCTCGCCAGAAGGTACCTGTAATCTCAAGTGCCCGTATTGCTCTGTGACTTATCGTGATACACACAGTCGCCTTGATATGGAAACGATTCAAGATTATGTAACTAAATTAAAATCACGTGGACTTAAAGCAGTTATTCTTACAGGTGGTGGTGAGCCAACAGCATACAAACACTTTAACGAACTTGTGCGATGGCTTAAAGGTGAAGGTCTGTCTGTTGCTCTGATTACAAACGGAACACTAACAAAACGTGTTGACGATGATGTGTGGAAAATGTTCTCGTGGATTCGTGTATCAATCAATATTTTTGTTGGTTGGGAATATACAATCGGTCTTCCAATGGATAAGATTGACTATGAAAATACAGTGGTTGGTTGCTCTATGGTCTATACAGTTGAGCATGAATCATCAGATGAAGTAATGGGTGACCGTGTTGAACTTCTTAACAAAGCATCTATGGTTGCTGACCGTTGTGGCGCAAAGTATATTCGCTTATTGCCAAACTGCTTGCTCAGTCAGTATGATTTGATTCGCCAGCATAAATCTCTTGACAATACATTGAAGAA